GCATGCAGAAATAACTGGACAAAGTAGACGCTCTAATTTTGATTTATATGGAGAACGTCCTGATTTGCCCACTTGGAAAGAAGAAGTAGTGCCATTTCGAACTCGTGTTCCTGGTGCTAAAGATAAACCTAGGCGGTTGATTGTTTTACGTCACCCTAGTTTATATACTTTCATATTGTTGTATTTTATATTTAGCTTTTATGCTCCTGTTGCAAATGCATTACTTGATACCGAAATTGATAAGACGGTAGCTGATAGTATTGTTTCATTGTGCAATTCAATTAAAATGTTTTTTATGATATTTGGTGCTGCAATAATATTAAGTATGTTATTTACTTTTTATATGTGCACCATGTTTGGTCGAAAATTGTCTAGAATAGTTGACTTTGGTTGTGGTACAGTCACCGCGTTTGGTGGCGCCATGCATGCTATGGTTGATGATACTAGAACAAGACTACATAAAAATGCTGATGATTCGTTATGGTGGTACAAGTGTTCTAAAATTCTTGATATGAGTTTGAGTCTTGTCAAACTATATACAGGTGTGATGGGTGGTACTTTTAGCGGTTGTGAAAATGTAAAATTTCACCGTGAAGGTAACCCTCGTTATGGATATCAAGATAGATTTACTGATAATGAACGGTATGATAAAAAGAAACGTGAATCTAAAGGTTGGATTTATAGTTTATTATGTGCCGTTGGTATTGGTTATTGGGCTTGTACTGGAGGAGTTCCACCTGAGGTTAAGGATGGAATTTTTGCATTTAGTAGAGTTCATGATGCATGGAAATTTGTTTCTTCTGTATCTGCTAAATGTTGTGATTATTTTAAAACTGGTCATATACCTGGTTGTACTTGTACTATTTGTGAAGTTATTGATGAAACAGTTGGTAGTACTTTTGAAGGTATACCTACGCCGTTTGACCGAAAGGTTGACCCTTTAGTTGAAGCTGCTAATAAGCGCTTTGACCAGCGTAATATTTTTCCTACTTCACAAGAAGGACTCAATAATATCATAATTGATGATGGTGAAGATGATTTTGAGAATTTACAGGTACCAGGTGTTGATGTGGCTTGTATAGGTTGTGGTTTATTACATATGACAGCTACTGCTGCTGCAAAATGTTTGGCTCGATCCTCTACTATGCAACATAAAAAGAGTGTTGCTCCTATTTTAAATCCTTTTTCAGATGATATTTGTTTAGATTATGATGAAAATGAGTTTGATCTTATGAGTAGTCGTTTTGTTTTGAAGAAACAACATATTACACCTGAAGATAGGAAGTTAATATATAAAGAGTTAAAATATAAGCAGAAGAAGCATGATACTACATTTCAAGCTGCATTGCGAGATTGGTGTGATAAGCATTTCACAGTTGAGAAATTAGATGATGAGGGTTCTTCGGGTGCAGGTATTGGTTTTATGCCAAAAGCTGTTCCTGATGTTGTATTAACCACAGTTGATTTTGATCCTAAAAGCGCAGCTGCTGAACGAGAGATGAAAAATTTTGATCTTAAAGAGCATTTGCGTAATATTAAAGAATCTTTATGTGGTTGTGAACCTGCTAAAAATAACTTTTGTGAAGCTTGTCCATCCAATTATGAACCTACTAGGCGAGATAGAAAATTTATACATGATAATTTTATTTCATCTCGTACTAATAAAGTTTTGAAATTTGTACCAGTTAAGAAGGAAAAAGAAGATAAAGTTGAGGTTGTTGAAGTTGAACTTAAACAACAGGTCAATTTTAGATCTTATTTTGGTACGTTCATGCACTATGGTCGTATGGTTACTTTAAGCCCTATGCGTTATGCTGTGGGTGTTGTTCGCGATTTTTGTGGTACATCACAAACAATTATTGTTGATAGTGTGGAAAGGCCAGTTGCACCCACTTTTAGACATAAAGTTGGGGATTTTATGCATAAGCATGGTGATAGTATAGCTTTGGTTGGTACAATTGTTTTTTATGGTGCTATAGGTATATTTGCTAATCGAGTACTTAAACGTACACCAGATTTAAAAACTGTAGTTCCAGTTAGAAATTCTGTTGAGTTAATTAAGGAATGTATTCATTATGGTAATTGTCCTGAATTTCCACTCAATGTTGATTCAAAAACTAACTGTGGTTTGACTTGTACTGGTCGAAATTGTATTCATTTTGCTGGTTGTGTTCCTACTTTGGTTAAAGAAGGTGTGACTAAATTGGCTAAGAAATTTGTTGCTACAAAGAAAGGTGGTTTTAATATTTACAATTATGATAGTAATGCTGTTATAGATGTGTCTGGCTTATCAATTCGAGTTGGTGATGCCGCATTTGTTAAATATTTGGAAAATATGCCATCTACTGTTCATAGTCAAAAGTTTCCTATGGGAGATCATGAAATGACAGTTGTTAGAAAACAAAGTAAAAATGAACGTATTAAGCCATTACCTCATTTGAAGAAAGAAACAATTAAAAATGTTGCTAAGCGATGCCGTTATTGTAAGGAAACTCATATAGGTCATAAAGGTTGTATGATAAATCTTGAATCTTTGAGGAAAGCTCATGCTGACTCAATTTTTGTTAAGTTGAGTCCTGAAAGTATTTTAAATGCTGCTCAAAGAATGAATGTTCATAAGTTTCACTCCAGAATGTTTAAAGTAATTGTCGATGGAGATTTTGTTAACAATGCTTTTTGTTTTGGAGAGAAGTTGATTACAACTTTACATGGCCTAAATTTTGTTGATGCTTTTAGTGTCG